ATTACACACCGCTAGGAATCCTATACCCCCCCTATAATTATATAAAAAAGTTCAAAGACTTAAAAAACGACGACAAGCGACATGTCGCGTAATGTCGCCTCGTGTCGCCTTGTCGCCTATAATATGAAATAACTGTTCTGGTAATGGGACTACCCGTATATGCTCGCTATATCGTCTACTGAACTAGGTCACTAACGATTCTTTTTGCGAGCAGCTTTAATTATTGGTGCATTAGTTCTAACGATATTGGGATTACTACTAATGATTAGGATAGTGCCGTCGTCATCTATCGCAGCCCACTTGTATTTGTTCAATTGAACTAATTTCACCGCTCAATTTTGATGCATACGACTTTGGAGTTGGTGGTAGTCACTAGGACTTTAGCCTCTGCCTTAGCTTCTTTACAGGCTTCTTCGTTAGAATAGCTGCCTACGTGATAATGCTCAAAGGTTCCGCTTGATAATTGCAGCCATAGTAGTACCCACATCTAGAAACAATCCTTATTGTGCATGAGAATCACCAACGCCCCTGCCACTGACCAATCAAATAAAAGGTAACGAACAATATACCCCCACTTATTAGAAATATTACGGCACCAATAGCAAAATTGATGATGGCATCTACCTGTTCTTGTTTGCGGTAAAGCTCATCTTTCCTCTGTTTACGCATCCTTGCCTCAATAGCTAAAACTTCTTTCCAAGCACTAGGCCCATAGTTCCAAGAGATGTGATCTTTTATCTCTTCTCTCATCTGTTCCATTTTTTTCTTATTAGCGAAGATCTCAATAGCAGTTTCTTCATCACTACCTTTGAATGTCTTCTTCCAGAACGGAGGATTCTTCTCTCGTTCTTCTATATTTGTAAAGTCAGAGAAAGCTTTGCCCCAATTAGCAAGCTGCCCTGTCATATCCTGTAAATCTTTTCCCGCACCAATAGCTGCCTTCAAGCCTTTAAAAGCACCCGTTGCCATTGCGACACAACTAATCGGATCGATGCCTACACCCTAACCGAATATCTCCCGTCTTCAGACCTTCTCTGCTAGTTTATCTATCTTTCCTTCTAATCTAACCAGATGATCTACCACCCTAGACATCTCTGATTGATGATCTTCTCGTTTAATATAGTTCTCACGAGTCATATTTAACAAGATGTTAAGTCGCTTTACTTCGTTGCTCATATGACTAACCCACCATGCCATAGGTGCCACAACTAAAGTAACAATAACATTCCATATCATTGGTATAGATAATTCCATAACACCTACCTTTCTATATCAAGTTAACATAAAACTTGAATTTAGTTCAATAGAACTTTATTTCCCTATATCGGTAGACGTTACGGTAGACGATATTATATATCGGTAGACTAATATAATATATATAATATATATATAATATAATATATACTATATACGCGAGGCAGAAATTCTCCCTATTTGTCTCTTGGTAGGTAGACATTCCCCACCCTTTTTGTCTACCTACCTCCTAAAGGAGAGATCATGCAGAATCTTGCTGCAATGAAAGATAAGATTTCACAACTTCCTGTAGAACAACAGGCAGAACTCTTAGACTTGCTGTCTGAGTTTGAAGAAGCTGACAACAAGAAGAAAGCTAAAGATGACTTCATAAGCTTTGTCAGACTCATGTGGCCTAGTTTTATTTCTGGTAGGCACCACAAAGATATGGCTGAAGCCTTCGAACGTGTGGCACGAGGTGAACTCAAGCGTTTAATTATCAACATGCCACCCCGTCATACCAAGTCTGAGTTTGCATCCTACATGCTGCCAGCATGGTTCTTGGGTAAATACCCTGAGAAGAAAGTTATTCAGACGGCACACACAGCAGAACTGGCTGTGGGATTTGGTCGTAAGGTTAGGAACCTGATTCAGTCTGAAGATTTTTCTAAAGTGTTTCCTAGCATCACCCTATCCTCTGATTCTAAAGCTGCTGGACGATGGAACACAAACAAGCGTGGTGATTACTTTGCGATTGGTGTTGGTGGTGCGGTCACTGGTAAGGGCGCGGATCTTTTGATCATAGATGACCCTCACAGCGAACAGGACGCCCAGCAGGGGCAGTTTAACCCTGAAGTCTATGACAGGGTCTACGAATGGTACACATCAGGCCCACGGCAGCGTTTACAGCCCGGAGGGGCGATCATTGTTGTGATGACCAGATGGTCTAAGCGTGACCTGACAGGGCAGATCATAAACTCTATGTCCAATAGAGAAGGGGTTGACGATTGGGAGGTGATTGAGTTCCCTGCGATACTTCCTTCTGGAAACGCTCTTTGGCCTGAGTTCTGGTCTCAGAAAGAACTTGATGCTCTAAAAGCAGAACTTCCTGTATCCAAGTGGTCAGCGCAATACCAACAAGACCCTACTTCCGAAGAGGGTGCGTTGATAAAACGTGAGTGGTGGCAAGAATGGGAGGCGGATAAACCCCCACATTGTGAGGCCATCATACAATCTTGGGATACGGCGTTCCTAAAAACACAAAGATCAGACTACAGCGCCTGTACGACATGGGGTGTTTTCTACAATGAAGGGCAACCAAATATAATTTTGCTTGATGCCTACAAAGAAAAGCTGGAGTTTCCAGAACTCAAACGTGCAGCTTATGACAAGTACCAAGAATTTGAACCTGATCAGATGATTGTAGAGAAGAAAGCTTCTGGTGCGCCTTTGATATTCGAGCTTAGAGCTATGGGTATTCCAGTAACAGAGTTTACACCTTCTCGTGGACAAGATAAGATTGCGAGAGTAAATGCAGTAACAGACCTGTTCGCAAGCGGCTCAATATGGTATCCTCCTACCAGATGGGCAGAAGAAGTGATTGAGGAATGTGCATCGTTCCCTTCTGGGGATCACGATGATTTAGTGGACTCTACCACCCAAGCTCTGCTAAGGTTTAGACAAGGCGGCTGGGTGAGAGCCGAAATGGATGACTGGGATGACGAACCAAAATACCAAAGACCAGTTGAATATTACTAGAAGCAGCTATGCTGCGTATATGAAACGGAGATAGGTATGGCTATTGAAAAGCAGATGGAACCTTCAGACATAGAGATTGAAGAAACAGATGCTACAGAAGTTGAAGTTGAGATTGTGAATCCTGACGCGATTTCTGTTGAAACAGAAGATGGCGGTGTAATCGTTGACTTCGAAGGAAGCCTTACCGAAGAACTCATGGGGCCAGAACACGACGCTAACCTAGCTGAGTTTATTGAAGAAGCTACTCTACAATCAATGGCATCAGAACTTGTGGGAGACTTTGATTCTGATCGTGAGTCTCGACGTGATTGGGCAAGAGCATACGTTAAGGGATTAGATCTTCTGGGTATGAAGATAGAAGAACGTAGCCAACCGTGGCAGGGGGCATCTGGTGTCTTCCATCCAGTTCTTACAGAGGCCGTTGTTAGGTTTCAGGCACAGGCAATGGGTGAGTTATTCCCTGCGTCTGGCCCTGTAAGAACCAAGATTATGGGTAAACTAACCCCAGAAAAGACAGATCAGGCAGACAGAATCCAGACAGAGATGAACTATCTTTTGACTGAAGAGATGACAGAATACCGCGATGAGACTGAACAGATGTTGTTCAAGCTTCCTCTTGCAGGTTCTGCGTTTAAGAAAGTTTACTATGATCCATTAGAGGATCGTCCCGTTGCTATGTTTGTTCCAGCGGAAGACTTTGTTGCTTCTTATGGTGCATCAGACCTTGCGTCTTGTCCACGGTACACGCACATAATGAAGAAAACATCTAACGAGATACTAGAGCTACAAGTTGCTGGCTTCTACCGTGAAGTAGATCTGCCAGATCCAGAGCCAGATTTCTCAGACATTCAAGAAAAGTATGACGAGCTTGATGGAGAGCATGCAATCATAGAGGATGATGATCGTCACACAATCCTAGAGATGCATATGGTTATGAACATGCCAGAAGAGTTTGATGACCCTGATGGTATTGCACGTCCATACGTTATTACTATTGATAAAACCTCTCGTGAAATTCTATCGATTAGGAGAAACTGGTACGAAGATGATGCAAAGAAAAAGAAAAGGTTACACTTCGTCCATTACAAATACTTACCGGGTCTTGGTTTTTATGGCACAGGACTTATACATCTCATTGGTGGTTTGGCTAAATCCGCTACGTCAATACTGCGTCAGCTCATTGATGCTGGTACATTATCTAATTTGCCAGCAGGTCTTAAAGCTCGCGGTCTTCGTATCAAAGGTGATGACTCGCCTCTTATGCCGGGCGAGTTCCGCGATGTGGATGTTCCGGGTGGGGCTATCCGTGATTCGATTACGTTCATCCCTTATAAAGAGCCGTCAGGTGTACTTTACTCTTTACTTGGAAACATTGTCGAAGAGGGAAGACGCATTGGTTCGGTTGCGGATATTCAAGTAGGTGACATGAACT